ATCGCTTGTAATCCGCGACTTGGTTGGCGACCGCCCGCCGCATTGCTTGCGTGGCCTGCGACTCCTTCTTGAACCCGGAGCAGCACTTCTTCCAACTGAAGTCGATTTCGTTTCCGCCAGAGTAGGCGACGAACGTGTGGTTGACATTCGTTTTTGATCCTCCGAACAGGGAGTGACCAGACGAGTGTCTTACGCGGACGCCTTCGATCTCATGCTCGAGGCCGGGGATGATCTTCTCGTGCGGGCTGTCGTGGCGGACAAGTATTAACTCCAGCATGAACAGCGAGTGGTCTTCGCTCATCATCTCGCCGTCAGAGTATGACGAGATAATCTCCCGGCACCGCCGCTCAATCGCGGCATTTGATGAAAACTGCTCGCCGCGAATCGTCGCATGGTTCCGTCCACGCATCTGCACGATGAACTCCTTGTTCATAAATCCCCTCCCGGCCCCGCAGTCGCAGGGGCCGGGAGGGGCGTTGGTCGCCCGCTGCCGTGGCGGGAGGGAAAAACGCCGGATGGTCAGTCAGACTTCCCGTCGTTACAACGCCACTGACGGGCTGGGCCTGCCGGTCCACGGTGATGAGTCGTGGTTCGGGCCTCCGGCCAGGCCGCCGTGATCACTCCCCGTCGTGGCCGTCGCCGGCCTCGACGAAGGCGCCGACCGGGGGCGCGGAGAACATCCGCTTCAGCGGCTCGACGTAGATGCGTCGCGCCACCTCGCCCTGCTCCTCGCTGACGAGGCCGATGACGCGAGGGACGATCACGCTGTACGGCTGGCCGCCGCTGCTCTTCGCCTTCTCGAGCTTCAGCCCGATGACGCACTCGTAGTGGAACGAGGGCATCCGCTTCTTCCACGGCAGGAAGCCTGCCAAGCTCCCCGGCCCGACGGTGACCAGGACCGGCCACACCTCGCCCTCCCGCAGGACGGCGACGATGCGGCTCTCCTTGCACCGCTTGCCGGCGCCCCCGCGGGCGCTCTTGAAGCCGAACTCGGGAGAGTTCGACAACCCAACCCAGTCGAAACGACGGTCACCAATACGGTGCCGTTCAAGAGCCTTCGGGTCGATCGTCCCGAGATCATCCGACACGCGGTAGCCGACCAGCAGATCGTTCGTCACGATCACCGGCCGCTGGTCTGTCGGGTCTTCTTGCGGCCAGAGCACGCCGCGGGGTGCGATGGCGACGCAGAGGCCGACGATCTCATCGACCGTCTCCTCGTTGCCGTTCACCGGCACCACCCACTTGGTGCTGCCGCCCGCCGGGGTCTTCACCCGCACGAGGTCTTGCTCGTTCATCGGCTCGCCATCGAGGTTCGCCTCGATGATCCGCATCTGCCGACTGTCCGGCCGCAGGCCGGGGTAGTCGATCATCGTCGTCGTCGAAATCGCAGTCGTCATGCTTTTCTCCTTGCATGTAGACAATCAAACCAGCGTCAGCCAACCGTGACATGACGCAGCCGGGGGGCAACGTGCTCCCCGACAAGACCAGCGAACGGGGTGCCTTCGGAGTGGGAGGAGCGGGCGTCCTTGCCCGCCTCCTTCGCCATCTCACGCAGGAGGCTCTTCAGCCGAGCGGTGTTGACGCTTTCCAACTGCTTCCAGCAGCCGGCAGCCTTCGCCGCTTCGATGACAGCCTCCTTCCGGTCCTCCGTAACCGACATGAAGTGGTCGAACTCGACCCTCCACGACCTCCCTGCAACCCTGACTCCGTCCAGGCGTTGTGTCGTCATCTCCTCGACGGCCAGCGACTCGAGGTGCTGGCGGCGAGCCTTGAGTTGGTCGATGCGGTCATTGGCCTCGACCATCTGCTTGTCGATGGCGGCGATTTCAGCGAGCACGGTTGAGAGCGTGCTGTCGGTGCTTGTAGCCATGGATGATGTCATTGACGACTTCCTTGCGGTCACGAAGAGCCGCATAAACCCGGCCGTCCACGGTGGAGCGACCATTGATCGTTGCGACAAGGTGGTAGATGACGGTCTTCGCCGTCTGGCCTGGGCGGTGCAACCGCGCGACGGCCTGCTCATATTCCGCGAGGCTGTAGCCGAGGCTGTAGAACCAGCAGTAGGCCGCCCGCGTCAGGTCGATGCCAATGCCGCCCGACTGAATCTGCGCGACGAGAACAGATGTCTGTGCTTGCTGCCAATCGGCCAGTTCGTTGCGGTCGCCAGACAGTTCGCTGACCCTCCGCCCCAGAGCCTCGGCGACGCTCTTCGCCGCCTCGATGTCGCTTTTGAACCGGCAAAAAATCACTACTGGCTCCGACGCGGGCAAGTCTTCCAGCATATCAGACAGCATCTTCGCCTTGGCGGGATGCTCGTCGATTCTCGACGCAGTTTTTTCGTCATCAAACCTGACATAGCCGCCGCAGATTTGCTGGAGCCGCAGCAGTTGCTCCAGGGCATTCTTCGGCGTGACCGAGCCGGAGTCGCATACCGCACAGAACTCATTCTCCACCTCGCGGTAGAGGCTTGACTCCTTCGGCGACAGGTCGCAGGCAACGTCGTGGAAGGAGATCGGCGGGAGGTCTATGACGTCGGTGGTGCGAACGTAGTGCGTCGTGGCCGCGATCTTCTTGTTGGCCTGGGACAGATTCTTGAAGCCGACCACGAACTTCTGCGGGCCGTTGGCAAAGACGGCGTAGTTGGCCTTGTGGAGCGTGTAACTGGTGCCGAACGTCTCGCAGGTCGGCGATTCGATGGCCCGGTAGATCGCCCAGGCGTCGAGGATCGAGTGCGGGATGAGCGTGCCGGTGAGGCCGAGGCGGCGCGACTGCGGATTCCCCTTCACCGTCTTCGCCGCCCAGCGGCTCGCCACGCCCGTGGCACTCTTGAGGCGGTGAATCTCGTCCCACACGAAGCAGTCCCACCGAGCCTTTTCGACGCTCTTGAGCCGCCAGACGCTTTCGTAGTTGCAGACGATGAGGGCCGGCGAGGTGTCTGCCATCGCCGCGGTGACGGCCTTGTCCTTCGCAGCCGAGCCGTTCTGCTCGAGCGCGACGACGCGGAGTTCTGGAAACCAGAGTCCAGCCTGCTTCACCCACGCCGGGATGACTGCTTTCGGGCAGCAGACGAGCGTGCGGTTTGCCCCGAGCCGGCGCAGATACTCAAGCGCCGTCCGCGTCTTGCCGCTGCCCATTCCGTGATGGAGCAGGGCCGCCTGGCGGCCGAGCGCCCACTTGATCGCGTCCTCTTGATGCTGCCACAGCCAACGCACGGCATTCCTCCATCCATGAGCGTGGAGGAATGTATCGGGCCGATAGGCTACGAGTCAAGAGACTTTCTTTCGGGGCCGTCCCGGCTTCTTGCCGGCGGTTTCGAGCGCCCGCATTTCCTTGACGTTCTCCTGGCACGAACGCCGCGAGATGATGAAGACCTTGGCCCCTGTCTTACCCCGCGGATTCCACGGCTTCCGGCCGACGACTTTTCCGCTGGCGATGAGCCGGGGGATCAGCGTCTGGTGGACGCAGAGGATTTTCGCTGCCTCGGCCATGCCGATGGCGTCGGCGAAGGCGATCGGTGTCTTCACGGCCTTCAGGTGCCGCAGCGCGTCGGGGCGGGTGTGGAGCCACGAGCGTGGCCGACGCTCCGTTTTGCCACCGGCCGCCCGAAACCGCTCGTCATAGCCCTGGTAGTTCTCCTCGCACTCGCCGCCGTCATAGATCGCGTATGAGCGACTGGGATCGTCGGAGTAGAGCGAGCCGGTGACGATGTGGGACGTCAGTTGTCCCTTCTCCACCATCCTGGCCGGCTGCGTCCAGTGGATGCCCAGGATGGCGGCGGCTTCGGCAGAGCCGACGGCCTGGGCAAGATAGTCAACCTTTCCCGCCTTTGCCATTTTTTCCGCTCCCTGTGGACTTGACCTGTAGTGGAGGATAGGGGATTCTAGGGGGCGGAAGGAAGCAGGACGCACAAACCCGCGGAAAGGAGGCCGGTGTGGGACAGCGGACATTTACGGTTCTGGTCGAGTGGGAGGACGGGGAGGTGTGTGACGCCGACGAGTTCGTGGTCATGGCAAAGTCTGCCGTCGAGGCAAAGAGTATCGCTCGTGCCATGTGGACTGCGACCATGGGTGCCGAGTTTCCCTCTTGCCGGGAGGAAAAATTGTTGATTCTCACGAAACGCATGATGCGCTCGTTTGCCTGATCGCAAGGATGTGGTACTCCATTCTGGGGAGACGCCACCTTGACGCTACAACAGTTACTTGATGACCTCTACGCGCCCCTGAAGGGGATCGGCGACAGGACGATTCGGCTCTACGGAATGACGATTGGGAAGTATCAAGAGTTTCTCGGCGGCGTCGAGCCGACCGTCGAGCAACACCTGGACGAACTCGAACTCGCCAAGTTTCTGGCCTGGCGTCTGAAGACGCGGTCGGTCGGGACGGCAGCCAAGGACCGGGCGCAGTTACACGCGCTCGCAGAGTTCGCCGCCCGCCGTGGCCTCTGCCCCTGGCCGCAGATGCGCACGATCCGCGTGCCGGAGCGTGTGCCTCGAGCGTGGCTCATCGACGAGTTCAGGAAACTCCTCGTCGCCTGCGATGGCGAGCAAGGAGAAATCTGCGGCGTGCCGGCGGCTCTCTGGTTCCGCAGCATCCTCCAGACCGCGTACTGGACGGGCGAGCGGATCGGCGGCCTGCTGGCGCTCGAGTGGTCAGACGTCGAGCCGCAGGCGGTGATCTTCCGCGCCGAGGGCCGGAAGGGGCAGCGAGCCGACATCTATCGGCCGATTCCACTAGAGTGCTACGAGGCCGTCATGGCGACGAAGACGAAGCGGAAGATCGTCTTCGATTGGGATCGCAGCTATACCCTCATCTGGCACCGCCTCGGCCGCATCTGTGAGCGTGCGGGCCTACCGAATGACCGGATGAGCAAGTTCCACCGCGTGAGGAAGACGTCGGCCTCCTACTACGCTGCGGCCGGCGGCGACCCGCAGACGCTGATGGGCCACTCGAGTCCTGCCGTCACCAGGAAGTACCTGGACCCGAGGATCGTGCGGCCCGACACAAACGCGCCCGACGTCCTGCCGAAAGTCAGTTAGCCTCTGCCGGCTCTGCCGGCAGCATCGCGACGGCGTCGGCCCACGGGATCACCTCGACGCTCGACATGAGCGTGGCCTGATCGGCGTGTCGCCACATCTCATACAGCAGCCCTCCGGGGCCGATCTCCGACAAGAGGTCAGCCCGCAGCAACCAGCGGCCATCGGCCAGCCGGAACGGCGTTGGAACGCAGGCAGTGCTTCCGCGCTCGCCCCAGACCTTGGCAAGTTTCGCCGCCATAGCTGCGTCAAAGACGAGGCCGTATTGCCGGCCTTGCTCCACTGGTAACGGCAGCGCAAGATCGGCCAGCGTCACGTTGTGGGCCTCCCGATGGCGGCGAGAAATGTAGTCAGCGCCGCGTGGTAGGAAGTTATATCTGCGCCGCTCATCCCGGAACCGATAGAGTACGCCGAAATAACCCCCGGAAAGCCGTTTGCACTGACAACGGTGCCATCTGCCAAACGCTCGTTGAACACCACAAAGTCATTTCCCGCGCTGGCGGGGGCCGTGTTGTTTGCGGTGTTGGCGACTGAGGACGTGCCAATATAAACATCCAGCCTGTTTTGCAATGTGCGTGATGTCAGGTACAAGGCGTTTGTCGTATTTGCAGATGTAGTTATCGCGTTCGTGCCCGTTGACCACGCACCGTCTAGCGTCCCGTCAAAACGAACACGCATTCTGAACAGCGGCGTTGCGGCGCGTGTGCCGATTGGAATTTGGTTGTTGAGATTATTGTGTGCTAGTGGATCAGCAAACACGCCAATGTGCCCCGTGGCAATACTTGGCAAATCATCTGGTGATAGCCCGGTATCTAGGTATTTGTTGCTACTGCCAACCGATCCGTTCGCATTGAGACCGACGGCCTCGCTATAGTCTCCCGACACAAAATTGTTGTTGGTATCGGTCGTTCCGCCGTACTGCGTCCCGCCGAGTGACTGCCCTCTGAAAACGGGGACCAATGCCGCCTCAAGGCCGGTGCCGCAGAAGAGGTTGAGGCGATAGAAGCGGTCGCGGATGCCGGCTGACGCGATCGACGCGCAGAACTTCGACACCGCGGCCAGCGTCGTGCCGCTCACGCTGCCACCGTTCGCCCGCACTCGATTGGCCCAATCCGCAGCCTCGGGATGGACGGTCTGGCGTGGCCGCAGTAGTCGGTTGTTCATCGGCATGTCATCTGGCCCGGAGTGCGAGGACGAATACTGCGATCATCAGCAGCGTGAGGATGATGTGCTCGATCACGGCACTACTCCTGTGCCTGGAACCTCTCCCGACTGAAACGACCGGCGAAGCCGCAGTCGCGATCCCGAGATGGTTGGATCGACAAAACTCATTGCCTGCTGCCCTTCGTATGCCGGCTGGGTTTAATAGCCTTCAGTTCCTCGTCTGTTCTTCGACCACGGCCTTAACGAACTGATGGAGTTCGCGCTGGCTGTGCGACAGTTCCTGTAGCGTCATGGCCTGCTGGCGCTGCACTTGCCCGATCTCTTTGAGCGTCTCGGCCGTCGTGTCCAGAAACTCGACATGCGACTTGACCATCGGCTCGACGACCGTCCCGTGCAGGGCGATCGCGGCCTCGCGGCCAAAGAACATCACGACCGCCAGAATCACGCACGGCACGCCGAACCTGTCGGCGATGCGGAGGAACGTGTCCAAGACGCTCTGCTTGATCTCCTCGGCCGTCACGGTCGCCCCCTCGTCAGGTCTTGAGGGTGACGACGCAGATTGCAGCCGTGGAGTTCGTCGTGGCCGACACGAACTTCAGCGCGCCGACGCCGTAGGCTGCGTCAGGGACGGCGTAGATGCGGGCGTCCGTCGTGGACGGGGCCAGCGTGATGTCTGCCACGCTGCCGTCAGCGTTGTAGAGCCGCCCGAACGTGCCGTCCGTCGAGCCGCTGGCCCACAACTGGATCGTCGATGCGTTTGTGCTGACGGTTCCCATCAGCACCGCGCCGCCGGCAACGTCGTCCCAGCGAATCGTGGTGGCCGCCGCGGTCGCCGTGGACAGCGTGACGTTGAGAGCCTTGAACTTCCGCCGAATCTTCGGTTCCATCGCAGGCACCTCCTTGTGCGTTGCGGGCCTCTATTGGCCTCACGGGGCGTGCTACACGGGGCTATACCACCATTGTAGCGGCCTGTAGCCGTCTCATTGCGGCATCGACGGCGGCCTGGAGGGCGAAAACCCCACCGTCGTTGACGATCTCGTCATCGACGTATTCGTCGGGGATGCCACGCTCGCTCTCGTGGCTCGCCGTCTCGCCGTCCAGGACGCCAAAGCCGGGACGCACCACCCGCCACACGACGCCGCCGCGGGCCTTGATGGCCGCCGCCTCATTGGCAAAACGCACATCGGTGATGCAGAAATTGACCCCCGGCGAGGACTCGATCTTCTGCATGGTCGCCATGACCCAGATTTCCTCGTGGATCATCTTCCGGCCCCACTCGGTGCCGAGGGTTTGCAGAAGCTTCCTAGGGGATGCGTCAATCCACCCCAGCGACTGCTCTTTCTGGCTGCGGTCCTGCAACTGCCCGACGGATAGCCCGGTGATCGCCGACACGGCGTCATAGAGCGGATCGGCGAACGCGATCCACCTGTAGCCGCGAAACGCCAACCGCGCCGCAACCGTGTTCTTTCCTGCCCCGGCCGCCCCGCAGAGTCCAATGATCACAGCGTCATCTCCTCGCCGTCGAACTTGATCGTCACCCCCAGCGGCTCCGCGAGCCACCGCATCGACACGTTCGCCTCGCGGAGCATGGCCTCGGCTTTGACGATGCTCGACGTCCAGCGCTCTGGCGTTGCGCACCGCGGCTTGACATGGCCGACGACCTCGGCGATGCCGGCGATGATGATCGCCCTGGCGCAGTCCATGCAGGCGAACCATGGGCAGTAGAGCGTCGCCCCCAGCGTCGGCGTGCCGACCCTCGCGGCCTGATAGATCGCCATCCGCTCCGCGTGTTCGATGTATTCGTACTTTGCAGGTCGCGCGAGCCGATCCGGCGCTGCCCACACGCCCGCCGGCACCTTGTTGACGCCGACGCAGACGTAGGCCGCGGCCCGCGGCACGAGCACGGCGCCGTTCTGGGTGTGCATGTCGTGGCTTCCAGCAGCGGCCTCCTGGGCGGCGATGCGGAGCCAGTCGAGCGGGGTGTTGTGGTGCAGAGTAGCCATTATTCCACCCCCGCAACGTGCATGGAAACCAGCCCACCCTCGGGGCGGTACAGAAACGTCTCCATCGCCCGCCGTGACCCGATGAACCCGTTCTCGGCGTGCCAGTCATCCGGCGGGCAGAGGGCCGGGGCCGTCCTCACGATCACGCCGTCGATCGTCTCGATGGGCCGCTGCCACTCGGCGGCCTGCGAGTGGTAGTGGCCGGTGTGCCACTCGCGGCAGACAGACTGGCTCCAGTGCCGAGGCTGCTCAAGCGCCATGATCTGACCGAGTTTTCGCTTCGCCTTGTGGCCGTGGCAGAAGCCGATCAGGTTCTTCCCGCATGTCGCGTAATGCCGACCCGTGAACGCCCCAGATACCGTGACGCGGCCGTCGTTGCGGAATCTTTCCGCCAACACCCGCTGGAATGCCCAGGACAGCGTTTCGTCGTGGTTTCCGTTGACGACCAGGACGTCCGTCGGCGTCGTTGCGGCCGACCGCTCGACGATCTCCAGGAGCGTGTCCCAGCCGATCTCGAGCATCTTCTGGAGCCGGCCGTCCCGCTCGAGTTGTGTGCCGGACGTCGTCTGCCCCTTGGGGTTGTCATAGTGCAACAGGTCACCCAGAAACGCGATCGTCCGGCGGGCCGGCTTCAGGGCGTCGCCGACGGCGAGAAGCTCACCCGATGCCTGCCGCACCACCTTCTCGGCGATGTAGAGATCGTAGTCCTCGGCCCCGGTGGTTCCTCGCCAGGCATATTTTCCGAAGTGGGCATCGGCCACGACGACGACTTGCCAGAGGCCGCTGCGCTTCGCCGGCTTCGGCACGGCCTTGCGGCGCAGGTCTTTCGTCGCCGCCTTGATCATCGCCTCGACGCACTCGCGGACCCCAGGCCCAGCCTTTGGCTTGAGCCTGACGAAGACGCGGTGGAGTTCGACGGTCCCGCCACTCCCGTCGCCGCACTCCCACTTGGTCGCTTCAGACGAGGTGACTTCGTATGCCTGCATATCCGCGCCGATATGCCGCAACAGATCCTCGACGGTCTTGATTCGCCGCGAGGTGCTCTTCGCCTCGAGCGTGTCGCCGTCCTGCCGCTGCGTGACCTGTTCGGAGTCCGCAGCCGGCGTCTCCGCAGGCAGCGCCGAGATGATCGCCGCCTTCAGCCCCTTTGCAGCCATGCTTCGACTCCTGGGAATCCGATCCGGCAGATGCCGCGCTCGTTGAGTTGCTTGGCGATCGCCTTGGCGAGCGTGCGACGCGGGGTCTTGATGGCGCCGGCCCGAAACTGCCGCTTGATCTCGTCCAGTTCCGACCTGGCGTCAGCGGCGACGTTGTCGATCCAGTAGCCGATGCCGTGGTAGGTGTCGGGGAGGGTCGCGACGACGGCGTCAAGCAGACTCGTCGCGGAGGCTCCAGAGGACGCGGGAGATGTCTCTGGCGGCCTCGGTGACGTGCTCTTCGCTGGCCGTGGGGAACGAGACATGGATGCACTCATGCAGGATCGTCTCCAGGCGGGAGCGGCCCTTGAGCCGCTCGTCGATCAGAATCTTCCGCGGCATCTTCGGGTTCTTCGCATCCGGCAGATATGCCCACCCGGCCGCCTCGCCACGCAACCGCGTGAAGCGGAGGAGCCATCTGACGCCGTGGATCGTGAAGTGGTGGTCGCCGGGCATGATGATATGTTGCCATGTAGCCTATGGGTTGTCCACGGCTTTTCTGGCTTCCTTGCCCCACTTGCCAGCGGGGCATTCCGAGTCGGCCCAGGCCAATTTGCTCACGAACTGCTTTTCTCGGACGACCGGGCAGCCGCACTTCGAGCACGCAGATCCGTCGTAGAACTCGCAGCCTTGGCAGATGGCGAACCGCCGCTCGCGCTCGGCGTCGCTGCACTGGGGCATTCCGGCGGCGATGTGCTTCGCGGCCGAGGTGGCGAAGTTCGCGGCCTTCGTGATGATCGACACTCCGGGCCTCGCTCGCGGGTACGCCGGGTGCGTCTCGTCAACCGTGATGGTGTTGCCGTCCTGGCTGACAATGCACGGTCGCACCTGCTCGAGCGTGTAGTCACGCTCGCGGCATCGGGCCTCAAGGTGTCGCAGGTGACAGCGAATCATGGGAGGGGATTTACGCACCACTCAGAGCCAGTACAGACAGGCACCCAAATAGCTCCAAAAGAACCGTCTCCAATGTCGATTCCGTAATCCCCATTGATGCCATATAGCGCAGACAGCGGCGACCACGGCGCGCAGTCTGGGCCTAGCGTGAGAAAACTAGGTATGTACTCGCCTGGCGGATAAGGCAGCTCGTCAAGCGGGTACACGTTGACCCACCTGCCTTCCGGTTGGTCGAATAACTCGCAATCGTTAGCTACCCCGCAATTCACAAACGGCAATTCAGGTAGTGAAATGCAACATTCGCACGTAGCATTGATGCGAATGTCAAAGCTCCACAAGATCTCGTAACACTGTCCGGGCTGATCCGTATCAGGACAAAACCCTGGGCATTCAAAAAAAGTCTTTGTGAGGCTGCGACTTACTGTAACTGATGCTGTCCAGCCGGCATTACTCAAATTATCCGCAACAGATTGTGCTGTCTGCTCCACTAGGTCAATGTAAGCGTTTATGTCAATCTCGTCCTGATCGGCAAACGAAGCACAAAATCCAGACGAGTTTGTCCCTCCTGTGCTATTTATTCCAGAAAACGTCAAACAATTATCACAGCAGCAGCACTCCTGCTCCGTTCCCACCTTCCCGTCACGCAGGACTGGCTTGCCGTCTTGAAACGTGATGAGCGTCATGTGGCGGTTGATCCAGAGCAAGTAAGAACACTGTACCACTGCAAGCCCAGGCAGGCCGTGGAGTTCGTATCTCCGGCACCGTGACCGAGAAGTTGAATCTGACCGGCGTCGTAGTTCGGCAGTTCGGTCAGATCGAATCCGCCCACCACCATCGTGCAAGTCTGCGTCGGCACCTGAATCTCGACAGCCGTCTGCGTCCCCATGACGGAGCCGAAGACGACGTTGAACGAGGCCGACGATGCCGTGTCGCCCTCGGCCTCCACGCAGTAATTCGTGACCGCGATTGTCTGCGTCGAGCCGATCAGCGTCACGGCGACCGTTTCGCCAATGGCCCACGAGCCGGTGTAGGTGCCGCGCTTGAGCATCATCCCCGGCTGCGGCACATCCTCGAAGCGAGTCGGAATCCGGGTCAGCCCGGCCTGATAGGGCATCGAGTCGACCCGCTTCACCACGCTGATGATGCGGTCGGTCAGTACGGGGCCGAATTGGTATGACCTGGCGTCGGCCATCAGATGATGTCCTGGATTCTGACGCCCATGTTCACGAAGTTGTTGCCGAAGTCGACGGTTTCCTGCGTGATGTACCTGTCGGTCAGCACAGCCTCCTCGCCGTTCGGCGGGTTCTCGACGTCTCGTGGCGTGCCATCGCGGTTGAGGGCGACAGGCTGCGCGGAGGGCCTCTGCATGGCCTTCTTGTTTGGCGAACTCACCAGCACCATGGCCCGCATCTTGTCCCCCTCGGTCCCCTCGGCTAACTCAAGCGGGCCGTCGGGCCAGTTCTTGACGACGTATTCCTCGTGCTCAAGGTTGAGCGCCTTGCGGTCCACCCCGGCGTCGCCCAATCCGTCGTTGATGATGTTGAAGCCTTCGAGAATCTGGTCGATGTACCATCCGCCCTGCTTCTTGACCGCAAACTCATAGGTTCTCTTGAAGCCCCGGTAAGTCGCTGAACCGAATGTCTCCACCACGGGCTGCACGCCGATGTTTCGCAGCATGCAGGTGTATCGCGGGATCGGCAGGCCAAGGAAGTTGATGTCGTCGCCGTTGATCTTCCCTGCGTCGTCAAGCCTTGAAGTCGGCGAGTTGTCAAACTGCTCGATGTTGATGGACAGGATCGGCACCAGCATCGTGACGCCGTCGTACCTGTCTCCAGCGGGGTTGACAGGGGGCAGAGGCAACCCGCCGACGTTTCCGTTGTCGAGTATTTGTCGCCACTTTACGGCCGGCACCTCCATCAGCGACGACGAGATCGCGAACTGCGCGGGGCGGATGTCCGGCGGCTGCTTGTTTGGGTCGCTGCCGGGGTCAGCGCCTGGCGAAGTCCGGTAGTTCGCCGTGACGATGCGCACGACCCTGGAGTCGCCTTCGGCCTTCTCGGAGATGGAGACGCATGGGAGGTTGCTGTTGACGGGGTGGACGTCACCGATGTAGACCCCGACTGCCTCCTGGACGTCATACGCCTCGGACGCCGAGTCGAGGATGACGCGGAAAGTCCGCACAGAAACGTCCGCGGTCTGGCTGTTCTCCAGGCTGCGGCTGTTCTCGCTGCCGGACGCTATTTCCCTGACGAGTTTCGGCATGAACTAGCCCTCCAGAATGTCGACGCGGAGTCGCGTGCCGGCGACGCCGACGGCCTGGTACTCTGTGCCTGTAGCCAGCCGAAACAACTGCGGCTCGCCGGCCTTGAGCGTGGTGAAGGGAGCGAACGAACCGCCGGCCGTGATGCCGACCTGCGCCGTCGATGACGTCGCCGTCGAGAGGTTTCGCACGAACGCGATTCCGACGGCCGACAAGTTGGCCGTCGAGATGCTGACGGCGTTCGTCGTGAGCGTGTACGTCACGCTCTTCAGCCCGACGTTGCCCATGCTCGCGGTGACGCCGGCAGCGTCCACTCGCGTGGCGAGAAACCCCTTGCTGACGTTGAGCGTGATTCCGTAAGAAATATCTGCCATGTTTACCCTCTGATTTCAACGACCCCTGGGCCAGCCTGCTTTTCGATCGCGTCGATGACGCCTTGCAGCAAATCCGACTGCTTCTGGAGTTCGACGAGGTTGACGTCCTTGTTGGGGTCGTCGCCGCGCAGAAGCCTGTTCAGTTCCCTGCTGCCCTCGACGGTCTGCGTGTCGGCGACGTTGAGCGCGGCCCTCGACGGCCCCTGGAGGGCGGCGTTGAGTCGCTCGTCGCGGAAGCCGACGAGCAGCGGGGCGACTTGCTGGGCCTGCTGCTCGGCGAGGCGGTTCAGGGCGGCGTTGCGGCCGGCGACGTCGGCGACGAACCGCTGGCCTTGCAGTTCAACCGTGAACGCCTCGGTTATGTCCCTGGCGCTCTGCTCGACCTCTCGCCTTGCTCGCTGGACTGGCGTCATCGCGAGTTCGCGACCACGATCACCTGACGCCGCCCGCTCCGCGCGGCGCGTCATATCGTCTCGCTGACGTCTGGCAGCCTGAACCTCGGGGTCGCGCTCCGCGTCTGCGTTGATGCTCTCCTGCACTCTCCTGCGTTCCTCGCGGGCAGCGGCACGCTCCTCGGCCGTGCCGCCGCGGGTGCCGTCGGCGCCAGTGCCGTTGGCTGGGGCAGACAGCATGGCGTCAATTTCACGAAGACGACGGAACCTTGGATCGCCGTTACGGATGGAGTCCTGCTCCATGCGCTCGATCGCAGACGCCCGGCGGTCCTCGAACTCCTGCTGCGCGCGGCGAGCGTTGCGGACGTCCTCTTCGGCTCGCGTCCGCTGGGCTGCCGTCTCTGGCGTCCCCCTGGCAACATCCTCTCGCCTAGCCTGCTCGGCCCGCTGCTCAAGCGTCGCGACGTCCCGGGCGACCGACTCCGACAACCTCGCCAGTTCGGAGCCGAACGTCTTTACGGCCGCGGCGGCGTCGCGGAGAGCGTTGATATGGGCCTTGATGGCGTTGATGTCATCGTTGAACGCCCTGGCCTCTTCGACGCGGCCTGCCTGGGCGGCCTCGCCCGCGGCCTTCTGCAACTGGGCCAGTGACTCCGCAAACGCGGCAATCTCGTCCTCGATGCCACTCGCGCCGACGACGCCCTCGAATGCCGAGGCGATGTCAGCCTGGGCGGCGTTCATGGCATCCGCGATCCGCAGGGCTTCTCGGCTGATGCGGGCGGCGAGTTTGTCGGCTTCGATCTGCCTGACTTGGACGAGAAGCTGCTCCCGGAGTTGCTGGAGTGGCTGGATAATGTCTCCAGTCGCACCGGACTGCCGGAGAGCATTGATACGTTCTTCGAGAACCCTGATCGCTTCGTCTGGAGACTGGCCGATGTTTTGCAGTCCGGCGATTCGAGCCTCGTTTCGCCGCTCTGTCTCTCTCGCCAACTGGAAAGCGCCGCTGCCACCGAACCCGCCACCAGCAGCGGCGGCGGCGCGTGCTCCAGCAAAAGCGCGCTGGGTTTCGCCTCGGATTTCCGCCTCAAGGGCAGCAATTACTCGCTGCCTGACGTTGCCTGCGCTGTTGCGGTTGGCGTCTCTGACGGCCCGCTGCTCCTCCTGCCGCTGCCGTT